CCATTCAAAACCTGCTAAATCGTTGTCAGAAACAACGGATAGAGGTGTTCCGTTAATCGTAGGATTAAATGAAACCCAAAATCTTTGGGATTGAAATAAGGGGGGTTTTGAAACAATTTTCCATACAACATTAGAATGAAAATAAGTAAAAAGTTCAGAAAAATAAGCTACTCTTTCACTAAAAGTAGGAGTATAAATAATGCCATTGGTGACAGATTCAATAGAGGCAGGCAACCATCTATTAACATAATCAGGAAGAGATATACCAGGAAGATAATCAGGTTTTATGGTTATAGTACCATTAACAACAGACAAATCAATTGCTTCTACTTCACCAGATGGTGAAGGTACAGAAGATACAGTATGGGAAGAATTTATTCCGACAATTTCTCGGGTTGAATCAATAGCTTGATCATGTTGTTCTGTTTGTATTCCATCTATAATTTCTTCTGAAGCTACAGGAATAACAGGGGTAGGAGCTGAAATATTATCAGGGAGGGAAGTTTCTTGAGCAGGAGGACCAGCACCAGCTGATTCGTCCATCTGCTGAACTGCAAAGGGATCAAAATTTTTATCTTTCCAAATTACAAAACCAGAATCACCAGAAGTAAACTCGTCAACAAAACGAGATTCAGAATCAATAATCACTAACTTGAAAAGAAGAGTTTCATTAGAACTTACATCATATATGGTACGACGTGCACCATCACAACATCCGCATGGGTAGCCATCCACCCATTCATCAGAGATCTTAAGATTGCAGAATATTTTATCTACAACTACTTTCTGATACACAGCAGTTACTTGTTCTAAATATTTTTGCGAATCTTCAGCTATTCTTAATAAAACATCTTTCTTATCACTATAATGAATTACATTTTCTTCTAGAATTTTCATTAGTCCTTCAAGATCATCTGTTAATCTACGCATAGCATAATCATGGATAGGATTTTCAATTTCTTGGGTAGAGGGAACAGAATTTTCAACAATTGATTTACTTGAAATTTTATTTTTAGAAGTTACGCTAGTTTTAACATTGTTAACAAAATCATAAAACACAATATGAATATAGGGAGAATAATTTAAAATAGTTAATTGACTATTATCTTCAAAAGGTTTTAAATCAATTCTTTTGAATAAATCCATGACTTTACGATATTCATTGGGAAATACTTTATAATTACTACATAAATTAACGCCATGATATGGTTTTTCTTTAATTTCAACAGGAGTTTCAATACTAGTAATTGTACCAAAAGGAGAATCAAAACGAATTACATAATTTCCTTCGGATAAAACATATCTAGAAAATGAAGATCTATCCGCATAATGAATTTCAGCAGGGGTTATAATATAACAATCACGAGTATAATACTCACCTTTAAGGTGAGCAATATAATATGGGGATTCATTTAATCTAACTAGAAATTTATCTAAGGAAGCCAAATTCATATCTTTGCAAGTTGGCATTGGTTCAATTTCATAAGGAGGTAAGATTTCCTCTTCTAAAGGGCAAGGAGTACCGTCATAATGGCGATATTTACATTCCTTGTGGAAAGGAGGGAGAAATACGAGTTGTCCGAGTTCATTAGTCTTAAGAAGTTCCGAGTCAACAAACAGAGAATCTCCGTCTGTATAGGTAGGGAAATTAAATTCCTTTTCGATTTCGCACAAAGTGCCTGAAGATATTTCTACGTAAGTACGAGACATATTTTATTTAATCACTAGTCAAAACAGGCTGTGACATCAGTCCGAGTCGCTTAAAAAGGCGTGCTCGATCTTCGTGGTAAAAGAAGAAAGGATTCTCCACATAATTACGAAGGTATGGTGAGCGTTTTACTGCCTGTTTTATGGCCGAGGTGAAAGTTGTATAGTATTCACGATTGTGAGTAGCTGCTTCTAAGAGAGCTTCGTCTAATTGGACCATAATGGTTAGCTTATCATCAGACTGAATGTTTGTATAGTTAAACTGTTGTTCAATAGATTCAGTCTTCAGTGGAGCAAGATACACGCCTCCGGTTAGTTTTACAAACGAACGCTGAAGAAATTTTATTTGATCTAGTGGTTTCATGTCGCTAGTAGTACCATCTTTTTCTATGTTGGTATATTCTTGGCCTAATTCATACATGATTGGAGCGACTGCATTGAAAGTAAATTTCGAAAGAGGAGATTTTGAAAAGATCACATCATCTCCAAATACAAATATAGAAACTTCATTCTGAAAAACTCTTAGAGAAGAGGTTTCTGTAATACGCATAAAACAGAACCAATGGTACATAAAGTTCACAAGACAATTAATCACAGTTGTGTAAGGATTTCCAGAGGGATTTCCATGTCTAGTCAAATGAACCATATTGTACGTTAGATGGAAGGTTTCCACCATTTCTTCCCAGAGAGTTTCAATAACTGCTCTTACTTCGTCATCTTCGGGATCAATCACTCCTAGAACAACCTTTCCAGCAGCTCTCATGAAGTCAGCACGTAGTCTACCATCAAACTGACCAAAGTCAGCATCATTCATTTCTAGTCCACTAGCTTGTAATGCGTAAACTAGCTGAGACCACTCAGCTGAACAAGGATCAATACCTACAGCATGAGGTAATTTAATCCTACATTTCTGCCACTGATTCTTGAAAGGTTCTAGATATTTTCTCATCAGAAAAACAGAATCAAAAGGAGCTGTTACAAACAGTCTAGTCTTGCCAATAGCAACTTTGTCTCTATCTCTAGTTTCATCTTTAAGACAATTCTTCCATAGAGAGAGTGTTCGTATTCTTTGCTTAGCAAGTTTCTCTTTTCGGTTGATTGATTCCACTAGAACACGTCCGTGTTCTACATCGAGATTGAAATTATATCTCTTTTGATCACATTCTCCACGTGTTATGGTGAGAAAAGCTCCTTTCTTCTTTCCATCAGTTTTACCAACTCTAGTCCAAGGTTCTCCGGAGGATGTTCTCATATCTAAAGATTTAGATTGAGGATCCAACATTAAGCCTGAAAGAGCGTCTTCATCAGAGAGAGGAGTATAATCACAATTACCCATAACATGTTTCATTTGATCTATCATTTGGGGAACCATTATGTCTAGTTTTTCTTTTACATCATCCACAACTGTTGGGAAGTCTTCGTACTTCTTTAGTTGGGTAAGGATCATATCAGGATTACCGTTAGCATCTTTAGCTAATTTGGAGGGATCAATAACCTGATCAATTGTTAAAGCGGAGGGGACCTTAGTTACTGGAAATGTTCCATAAAAAGGATGCTTAATCAAATTAGTGTTCTTAGCAGGATATGCATTGTAGGAAGTTTGTCCTACATATTCAATTTCTTGAACAGATGGAATTCTAGGTTTTTCCAACTTCAAAGGACACAAGTTCATGTCATCAATAACAGGAAAAGTTGTGTCGATTTGAAGTTCTGCATCTCCGTCAAAATCGATATTCATTTCTTTTTCTTCAGAGCTTAGTTCTTCTACTGCGTCTTCGTACACAGTTTTCTCAGGAATGTACCCAAGAGCGAATAAACGTTCTTTGGTAACTAGAGTAGAATACGCATTCCATTTAGAACCTAGAATATGGATACCAATCCATTTGTGTTTCAAAGTTGGGGAACATAAAATAGTTGGAGCACCACAATCACCACTAACTGTGGGAATAGAAGAAGCAGTAACTCCATTTACAGCTAAAATTTCATCAAACTTACCTGCAGCAAATTCTTTATTGTACTGCAATGCTACGTTTCCAACCCAACCATAT